GTCGTTTACGATATCCCTTACGAGGTCGGCGTCCTTTTCCACCACATTCTCGAATACTTCCAGATGAACTTCCGACTGTGACAGACTGCTGCCGTTGTCGATGGTCATTGTCTGGTTCAGGATGCCTTTCGACAGCTCCGAGTTGGCACGGTCGATGCGTTTGTCGTACACGTTGAAGGCGTCGCCCCGTGTCGTTTCCTTGATGTCGATGTCGGTACCGTCCGGAAACAGCCCCCAAGCGGCGGCACCCATTGAAGACAACATGTTTTCTATCTGGCTGCGGTCTTTCGGGTCGCGTGCCGTCGTTTTGGCAATACGTATCGGCATCCCGAATATTTCCCCGAACTGGTCCCAATAGGCCATCATGTTCTTCTTCGGGATGGTCTGCGTGGCGGCTTTGAGGTACAGGCCGAGGTCCCGTGGCTTCCCGGCTTCAATCACCCAGTCGGCCATCGGTCCTTCCCGGTAAGGTATGCCGGATTTCCATTCATCACCCTGTTCCCGTATGATTACGCCATACTCCTGGATCACGTGTTTCCGGTTGACCACCTCGACACCGGTGTAGCGCATTTCGCCCTCTACCGTGATGATATCCCCCAGCTGTATGAGGGAATGCCCCCAATAGCGGGAATCCAGTATGTAGCCGACCATGTCCTTGAACCAGGCTGCCTCCAGTATTTGCGTGGCCGTATCATTTTGTTTGCCTTTTGCATCCACCAATTTGAAACTTTTCTTTTCGACGAAGCCTTTGCGCTGGTCCACGCAGCCGCCCAGGTGAAGATCCACTTCAACGTCACGGTAGATGTCATAAAGCCTTCCCCTTCGTGGGTTCTCAACGTCGATGGCGGTCTGCCATGCCTGCCGCCACGATCGCATGTCCTTTTGCGTGAGTGCATCGGCCTGGAGCTTCAGTTCGACGGTCATCGACTGGATCCGCTTGCGGTCCCGGGCAGATGCCAGGTTGAAATTTCCGACCCTCAGGTCATTGCTGTATCTGTTTCTTTTTGCCATAACCTACCATATATAAATGTTCTTTTTCTCCGAACCCCATTTCATGGGGTTGTTTATGTCCTCTTCCCCGTCTTCCCCGGTCACGGTCGGCAAGTCCGGCGTAATCTTCCCGGCCTGTACCCCTTCCAGCCATTTCAGGGCGAGTTCGTAACGCTCCTTGCGTATCTCGTGCCCCATACGGTTAGGAAGCCATGACGACAGGTGGTAAAGCGCGACATCGCAGGTCCGCATCACAATCAGGTCGTTGCGGTCATCACCGGTGGCTGCAAATACCTTTGCTGCATCATACCGGCTGCGCAGATAGCCGGATACTTCCTCTATGGCCATCCGTTCGGCACGCTCCCGATTCTCCTTGGAACTTTGCTGCAACACCTTCAGCGCGGTGTCGCTTGTCATGATATAATCTTCTTCCGTCAGAAACATAGACTTATCCGGTTATAAGGATTGCACGTTTTTCAAGGTCTTGAATAGTCGTCCCCTTTCGGAACTTGCGCTGCGCGATCATCTTTTTCAGTTCCTGCTTGGAAAATACTTTCGGTACTCCGGCCACCAGGAGGACCAGGTATTTTCGTTTGCTCACTTCGGATAGCTCACGCGCCAAACGGATGGCGCGTCGTATTCTGTAATTCAGAATCATGTCTTTGATAAACTGTATCATTACCACATATTTTTAGGAGACCGGCGTGTGCCGATACTCGGTTTAAACTTCTGTATTCTTGAATGCTTCTGCAATACATTGATTGCACCTTCATCAGCGTCGGGACCATCATCGTGTGTGCTGCTGCCTTTTTCGATTGAAAGTGTCTGTTCGATACCAGCCAGCATGTCCGGATCATTTTGTAAATCCTCGTTGTAAAAGACAAAACCACGTTCCCAAAGAGGCGATACCGCTTCGATACGCTGGAACTTGTCCGGCTTTTTGCGTTTGTCGGCCTGTATGGGTAACTGGTATCCGCGAAGGTTTCCCTCCTCCTCGAAATCGTCAAGCAAGGTGTCTTGCAGGAAATTCGCCTCTATCATGTATTTGCAGATAACCCCTTCCGGCAGGCTTTCGTGCAGGTCATAGAACCAGCGTACCATTTCCGCAACGGAACATTGCCGGACAAAAGCACGGATATGGTGCAGTTCTGTTCCGACTTTGCCCCATACCTTGATGGCCTTGTAGTCGTTTTTTGTGGAGCCTTTGAATGAGGGGTCGCAGTAAGCTACAATTTCGTCGTACTTGTTGAGCGGTAATATCTTTTTCCACCGAATCCAATCTTTACGGAATACCGAACCTTCTTTGATCGGGTTGTTCATATATTCCTTTTCAAATGCTCGGTAACCCATGAACTCGCGCTTTTCCTGAATACGTTCAGGCGTCCAGTATTCCGGCCATGCGGATTTACCATTTTTATCCAGGACGTTCACCTGGCTTACTTCCACACCTTTTGATGCTGCAATATTTGCCAATACACTGCATTTGCTGATCAGGTTACCTACCATGATAAAACGGCCGCCTTCAGCACCGAATGCCCCGAAAAGGGCTTCCTTGACCCATTCCGTAATCTTACGCACACGGCTGTCATTCTCGCACAGCTCGTCGTCGTCAAGGTCATCGATGACGATATAGTCCGGACGGCGGTTCCGGTAACGGAGACCACGCGGCGACTGGCCACGGCCACGGGCAAAGAATGCCACGCCATCGGAGGTTACAAACTCGCCGTCCTGCCAGGCACCGGCATTGTATTTGGTCCCGAAGTCGTGTGTATAGCGTTTGTTGTATTGCAGCTCGGCCTGAATGTCACCAAGCAAGGTGCAGGCGGCATCCTCCGACTTGCCGACCAATACCATAACGTTTATTTCGCGCCGCTTCTGACACATGAGCCACATTGGGATCATTACGTCCATGTGAGTAGATTTAGCCTGGCCGCGCGCCCACTTGAAAACCGCCTTCAATGTCCGGCGTTTCATTATCTTTTTGGCCGCCTCGATATGGTGTTTTGCTGACGGGATTGCCTTGCCTGTCTCGCTGTCCGTACAATAATGCGGAAAGTAATATTCCACGAAATAGGCATAATCCTTCCGGGCACGGTTGATGCGTTCCATCTGTTCGGCCTTTGTCTCGGCCGTGTTGACGGTAGAAAAGTTCTGGATGGTTTCGCAAAGCTGCTTCCATCGTTTCAACGCTTCTTTTTGTCCTTTTGCCTGTGTTGCCATATACATTATATATTATAGACCCGGATTCTCGGCCGAAACCTGTTCGGCAATAAATATGTCCTGGTAGCGGTTGGTCATTTTCAGGAAATCCACCGTCAACTCTTTATCTATCTGGGTGCGCGCCACCAACCAATTATTATAAGAAGTCAATACTTCGATAATGGTCGTTGCGTTGGTGCGCTTGTCTATCTTTTCGATGCTGGCTGCCAGCTTAGCCATTTCGTCTGCGGTCATTTCCCCGCTTTCCAGCCGTTCGTCGGCCTTCTTCATGATTTTGGCTACCAGTTCCTTCCGAGTGATGGATTTGGCGGTTCGCAGTGCGTCCCAACCGCCTTCGCTGACCCATTTATTGACAGTGACGCGCGAAACGCCCACCTTTTCGGCTACCAGCTTCTGTGTGTCCCCATTCAGGTAATAAAGCCTGGCCAGCTCTTTTGTCTTTTCCAGTTCTTTTTTTGATAATGCCATGATAAAATGGTTTGTTTTTCGGCAAAAATGTAAAGAAAGGCGGCAGGCGGCAACAAACCGCGCAAGGCTTGGGAAGAAGTGTTCAAAGGTTTGGGAAAAGCTCCCAAAGGTTGGGGAGATTTTTTCAAGCCCCTCACCAAAGGTGTATGTTTGCGCATATCAACGAACAGACGAATGGCAAAAAGAATAGTGATAAGCGATGAGTCGGTCAACTGCTACGGCACATGGATCAGCACGGCAGGCATGGATATTTCCCAGTATGAGAAAAACCCCGTGCTGCTCTGGATGCATTGGCGTGGCGTTATTATCGGCTGCATCAAGGATGTGAAGAAAGAGGAAGGGCGGGTGACGGGAGAGCCCTGGTTTGACGAAGTGCGGGAGGAAAGCCGGCAGGCAAAAGCGCAGTGGGAAAAGGGCACATTGCGTATGGCTTCAGCCAATGTGGACGTACTGGAATACAGCGACGCTCCGGAGCTTGTAAAGCCCGGCCAATACCGTGCAACCGTCACCCGCAGCAAGTTGACAGAAGTCAGTATGGTGGATATCGGTGGCAATGACAATGCGCTGCCACTTATATTGAATGTTGACGGAAAAGAATTGAAACTGGCAGCCGGTGAGGAGTCCGAAAACCTCCCGCTGCTTAATAATAACACTCAAAAATCAGACGAACAGATGGATTTTAAAGCAATTGCCCTGAAATTGGGCTTGCCGGAAACGGCAACGGAAAAAGAAATCCTTTCTACAATCGAGGTGCTTTTAGGTTATAAGACAGCCAACGAGCAACTGCGAAAGGAAAAGGAAGAAATGCAGCTGGCCGGTATTACCTCGGCCGTTGAAGCCGCCATTACCGAACGCCGCATCACGGCCGAGAAAAAGAACCATTTTGTCGAGCTCGGCAAAAAGGTTGGGTTGGAAAGCCTGAAGCTGACTTTCGAGGCCATGAACCCCGCACAGAAACCGACGGACATCATCCATCCGGCAGGCGGAAGTCCCGCTACATCGGAGTACAAGAAACTGTCGGACGTACCGGCCGATAAGATGATGGAACTTAGAGCAAATGACAAGGAAACCTATATGAAGCTGTACAAAGCGGAGTACGGAGTGGACTGTCCTAATTATTAATCACAAAAAACAAAAGAACGAATGAAGACAAAATTCGGATTGAAAGCGATGACCGCCCTGCTGTTCAATGCGGTGATGGGCATCATGTTGGCCGCCTTTATGGGCGTGTCAGCCACGGCAGGGGCCGCAACCGCCGTAGGCGTATCATTGGCGGCAGGAAAGTTCATGCCATCCGGCTCACTCTGTGAGGGAGTATTGACGGAAGTGTGGACCGGTGAACTTATCAAGACCCTTCGCGCCGGAGACGTGGCAACCTTCCTTGACGGGCTGCCCGACTACTCGCAGTATGCGGAGAATGACGTGATCCACATGATTGATGTCGGCGGTGACCCGGACGTGTTGGTCAACAACAAGACTTACCCTCTGACAATACAGGAAATCACCGACAACGATGCGGTGTTCTCACTGGACAAATTCCAGACTAAGCCGACTCCGGTAACGGATGATGAACTGTACGCTTCTTCCTATGACAAGATGGCAAGCCTGAAGGAACGCCATGCCGATGCCATCAAGGAAAAGAAGTATGCCAAGGCCATCCACGCATTGGCTCCTGACTCCAATGCGGAAAAGACTCCGGTACTTAAAACCACGGGTGAAGTGGCCGGCGGCGGCACAACGGGCAGACGTCGCCTTCAGATGTCGGATATTATCACCCTGAAAGATAAATTTGACAAAATGAAAGTCCCTGTACAAGGCCGTCGCTTAGTGCTATGCTCGGATCACGTGAATGACCTGCTGCTGACCGACCAGAAGTTCAAGGACCAGTATTACAACTATACGACCGGAAAGATTGCCAACCTGTACGGCTTTGAAGTGTACGAGTATTCGGATAATCCGGTGTACAAGGTGGCCGGAACAAAGGTCGCTTTCGGTACGGCTGCATCGGCCAACGAGTACCAGGCATCCGTGGCGTTCTACACCAAGCGTGTATTCAAGGCGTCCGGAAGTACAAAGATGTATTATTCCGAGGCCAAGACAGACCCGCTGAACCAGCGTAGCCTTGTAAACTTCCGCCATTACTTCATCGTGCTCCCGAAGAAGAAAGAGGCAATGGGCGCTATCATGTCGGAATATAAAGCATCCTGATGATGGCACCGCGAGGAATCAGAAACTGTAATCCCGGTAACATCCGAAATTCGGATGCTACCGATTGGAAAGGGGAAGTCCCGGCCGGAGCAAAGAAGGATAATTCCTTCGAAGAGTTCAAGGATATGGCGCATGGCTACCGTGCCCTGATCAAACTGTTGCAGAACTACCGCCGGAAATATGGCTTGCAGAGCATTGCCGATTTTATTAGCCGGTGGGCTCCGCGAACCGAAAACAACA